CTAGCGCCTTCCTCACGAGCCAGGACTTGGGCCGGGCGGGCATCTTTTCCCATTGCTTGACAGTGACTGGTTTCATTGCGGCCTTTCAAGATTGACAAAAAACAGGTGCGCCTCTTTGACGGCCGCCTTGAAGGCCAGCAACGTCTTTTTGCCGCCGGGCGCTTCATCCATGCGCGGGAAACCGTTCAGCGTGAGGTTCTCTTTGACCCAGTTGATGAAGATCCCCGCGTTGATCTCCATCGCGATCAGCCGCTCTTGGTCGTTCGCATATTTGGCCTGCATCCGCATCGCCTTCGTGCAGCCTTGGCCGCTCTTGTTCCCGCGCTTGGCGCGGGGATAGCCGTCCGCGCCCAGCTCGCCCTGCTTGAAGCCAATGTCCAGGAAGAGTTGCTTGGGCGTGCGCGCGGAGTCCAACACTTCGTCCATTTTGGAGCGCGCGGCCTGCAAGTTTTTCGGCAGTTCCGCCACCGGCAATGTCAGCAGATTTTCCGCCGGCACGGTCAAATTGTCCAAGTTGGACAATTTGAGGCCAGACCACTCGCAGAGGTTCTTGGCCAGACTGCGCCATCGGTGAATAGTGACATGCGGAACATCAGGGCAATGCGCTTCAATCCAAGGCTGGAATTGCCCATGCGGCACATTGGCGGCGATCCATTCGATGTACAGGCCGGCTTTCACCACGCGGCGGAAACCGTCGTCCGCGTCTTTGAGCAGTTCGCGGAGCTTGGCGGCGGCGACATCGTCGGCGACCACTTTCAGGGACGGGGCAAGTTTTTGGAGTTTATTCATGGATGGAAACATTTAAGCTGGCAGGCATGAACCTCCTGAAAATTCTACGCACCCTGCCGACTGTGACCCCGCCTTGCCAGCCTTGGGAATTGCTGTCCTGACAATATCCCCGAGCGCCTGTAATTTGCGGCGGCGGGCATCGCGGAGCCGTTTTTCGGCGAGGCGGTCCACACGGGCGGAGCGGGATTGATAGTTCATAATGCGCGCCCTTTCAGAAACGCCGCCGCGCTGGCGCGGGTGACGTGGCCCGGCCGGGACAATTCCAACCAACCGGCCTTGACCAGCCGCATGACATGTTGCGCGGACACGATCCACTGGCGCTCAATTTCGCCGCGCCGCAACTCAAATTTATGCGCGCCCAGGATGCTGGCCAGGACTTGGGGCAACTCCACGTCTTTCGTGGTTTCCGGCGCGATGATCTCGCGCGTCCAGAACCGCCACTCGGCGCGCTTGCCGTCAATCCCCAGGTTGAAGGCCCAGCGCAGCTCGCCGTTATCCACCATGGCGAACACGCTCTCGGCGTCGCAACCGAACTTGGCGCGCACCGCGTCCACGGGCAGGAACACGGTGCGCTGGCTCACCAGCAGGGGCAGGCCGGGTTGCGTAGCGGCGGTCTGGCGACCGCCGCCATTCATCCGGAGTCCGGTTTCGGTCATGCTCATACCAGGATCAGGATGACGGCCACGGCCACGGTCACCACGCTGCCGATCACGATGCCCCAGCACAAATCGCGCGTGCGGTTGGTTTGCGCGGGTTTCAGCCAGTCGCGGCGGACGGGCAGGAATTCAATCGGTTCATTGTTCATAGGCATTTCAGTGTTTCAGGTTTCAGCGTTTCAGCATTTTCCCCAAGAGCCGCAAGTCCATCCGCAGGCAGGCGAGCCGCCATTGGAGCCAATCAATCAGTTGCAGCACGGTTTTCATTTCAGTATTTCAGTGTTTCAGTTTTTCAGCTTTTGAAGAGAAGCCGCCGAGGGACCCAGGCCGGCAAGCGCGGGCCAGTGAATTCATATGTGGACCCCTTCCCACGCACCTTTTAGAGCTTGAATCAGCAAGCCAGGAGGCGGTGCGGGCATTTGCGGCGGTGGAAGATTTCATTTAAAAGGTTGAGAGTTGAGAGCTGCGGGTGGAGGGTTCGGGCAATTGCGCGAGACCCATTGAACATAGCGTGTCGCAAATGATTTTTGCATCTTCCGTCCGCGCGCGCAGACCCAGGGACATGGACTCACCGAACACACACACGTAGCCGTTTACGAGCGAGAAAAATCCCGCGCTGACCGGCTTGAGCAAGCTGCGGTCAATCGCCTGCTTGTGCAGCACGATTTCCGGCACCAGGATCGCCACGGGCAGGCCGGGCGCCGGTTCGACGATCACGTATTTGTTGCGGCTCACTTGGCACCTCCCAGAATGATTTCCTTTTCCGCTGCCGTCAGGACCGGGCCTTTGGCAGGGGAATGATTGGCAGGGGAATTCTTCATTCCCTTGCCGTTCATTCCTTTGCCCTTGGTCGTTTTCGGAACAGGCGCGGAAGAATATGTCTTGCGCGGGAAAAACGAGACCACGGCGCAATTGACGGTCTGGCAGAGGTAAACCGCACAGAGCCGGTACGATTCCATTTCCTTCGCGCGCACATGGCAGGCCGGGCATTCGTTTTCAAAGGGGGGGTTCATAATCTCAAAATAACTGCGGCAATTCCTGGCTCACGGGAACGCCTGCGGGAAGTCCCGATTCAGGAACGCGTGGGCTTATTTTTTTGGCGGCGGCTTGAATCTTAAAATTTGCGATGGCCTCCAGCGGCGCGACCAGCGGTTTCATCCCGTTCCATTCGCGGACCAGGTTGATGCTGCCCGCCATCGCCGATTCGGACACGCGCGGCTTCACCTTCCAATTCTCCACGTCCTCCCGAATCGAATAAACCGGCTGGCCCTTCTCGGTGACCACGCGGATGATGCGCATCAGATGGAGATCGTTGATGCCCTCGCTCACGTGGGTTTTGCCAATGCCGGTCAAATCGGTGAAGCATTGGAGCTGCGGAATGATGATGCTGTCCCGCTGCCAGCCAAAGGACAGGTCCAGGATCACTTCGGCCAGGTGCCGCTCGCGTTCGCTTAAATGGTGCCGGCGCAGTTCCCGCCGCACCGTGGCGGCGCGCTGGCGATAGTGGTCGTCCAACCGCGACTTGCATTCGGAGCAAAGCTTGGACTGGCATTCCTCGCAGACTTTGCCGTTGCGGGTTTCGGTTTTCACAGCACCACCTCGCAGTCCCATTTGAGGGCGGTCACCACGTCACCGGTGGCGTCGTGGCGCAAGGTCCAGGTGGTGGCATCGCCGTGCAGCAGGGTGTGGACCTGGCCGTAATGCGGCCCGGCATACACCACCACTTTAATGAGGGGCACGTTGTTCATAAAAGGACCTCCGCAAGTTTCTTCATGGTGGGAGAATAGCGATGCGGGTCTGAAACGGCGCGATGGACGGTCACCCGGCTTTTGCCGATCGCGCGGGCGACGCCAGTGACGCCGTGGTAGCCGCGGCGCCAGGCCAACAGCCTCAGATTGTGCTTGTTTATTTTCGCTGCCGGTGTCATTTGGTGTTGTGCGTTACGATGTGTTACTAGGACAAATATACACCAGTGCATAAAACGGTCAACACCATTTTAAACATTTTTGAATAATTCTTTCATCGCCATTTTGGAGGCCCGAATCGGGCGTGGCAAAACCTTCACCCAGGCGCGCGCGGCGCGGATTGTGAAGGTTTCCCAGCCTACGATAGGCCGGTGGAAAAGAGGCAAGGGGATGCCCAATGCTGAACAACTGGCGGCTTTGGCGGATATGTTTCATCTCACGACGGAAGAAATGCTTGGCCGAACAGGCGTTGATTATGCACAAATGAATGAAGTCTCCGCACCATCCATCTCCAAAGAAGTGCTTGCCAAACTGCGGCGACAGGTTCAAAACATGCAGACGCAACTGAACGCCATGAGTGAAACCTTAAACGAACTAGGCCAATGAAAACCATCATTTGCATCCTCGCCGTTACGCTATCAGGCAGCCTCTCCGCTTTCGCGCCGATCCGCAGCGCATCCACCGGCAGCATTCTCCAGGACACGGTCGGCGCTCCGCCGCCGCCCGCGCCGGTGATTTACAGCCCCAAGGATCCATACCGCGAACTTTACGGACTGCGCTTTACCTTGGCCGGGGTGGATGTGAAAGGCGGATGGGTGCAATTTGAGGGAACCGTGTTGGAAGTGCAGCATAATGGCATTCGCATGAGCGGATGGTACACGGGCAACTATGGAGCCGATGGCCAGCCAGCGGAATTCTTTGTGACAAATTTTTCTTATGCGGTTGCCGAAAAGGAGAAAATCACCATTGATACGGCGATGCAGCAATTCTACCTTGCGCACACTGCGGGGGTATATTCATACAACACCGTCGCCGGCGGATCGCGGACGTTGCGGATGTTGGATTATGGAGAAACCTGGGTTCCAACGGCGGAAGACATTGCTGCCGCGCAGCGGGCAGCGCAAGCCAAAAAGGAAGCCGAAAAAATCAAAGCCGACGAGGGCAAAGCCAAAGCCCTAAAAATGAATCAAGATGCGGCAGACAAGGGCGATGCTTACGGCCTATACCGCATGGGCGAACGGTACCGGGACGGCGATGGCGTGGAAAAAGATTTAAATAAAGCGCGGGATTATTTGACCAGAGCCGCCGCTGCGGGATCGTCCAGCGCGCAAGCCGAACTGGACGCGCTCAAAAAATAATTTCAGTTTGCGACGCGCGCGGGCGGCGGGGGCACCGCCGGCACCGGCCTGCGACGGGGCGTCGCAGCTACCCTGTCGTCCGTAGTCTTGTAGTCTCCCCTTACGGTTCAGTTCCCTGGGAACTCACGGTTTCGTTCAGCCTGTGTCAGCTTCGCGTGGTGCAGGCCAAATGCAACATTGAAACCAATCTCCCGATTCTCCGGGCGTTAGCTCATCTCGCCCGGCCCTCATCGCCGCTTGGGACTTCGACCGCACTGGCCTGCGCGAACCCGAGCGGTGATCTGTTTCCCCGCCCGTCGCAGTCAACCATCAATCATACATCGAACATGAATAAATTGAAAATCATCGGCGTTGCGGCGTTCGCGCTGGCAACGATCACCCTCAGCGGCCAGGCGCAGACCATCTGTGAAGTTCCTTGCACCAACTGCATCTACACGCCGCCCACGACGAACAGCCCCGGCTCGGTGGTCGTGCAGACGGCCAGCGGGGCAACCCAAACCGTGGCCACCGTGCCCGCCGTCACCACCATCACGGGCACCGGCGTCAACACGGCGACCGCGCCCACCAACATCTTGGCTGACCTCGGCGTGTCCGGCGCGCTCGGCAACCTCTGGAGCGCCATTGACAAGTCCGACATCCTCCAGGCCACCAACTGGGCGGTCGCGCCGTATGCCACCTACGCGCCGGCTGCCGCCGACAAAATCGGCGGGGGCGTTTTGGCGATCTACAATGTGCCGCAGCTCACCGGCAACCTGGGCTCAGTTGGCGCAGCCTTGGGCGCGGATTGGCTGGGCGACTGGTCGCTGGTGTCCGGCAACATCACCATCCAGTCGGACACGCATCCGCTGGCACACATCACCTGGCTGGCGGGACTGCCGGCCTACATCACCAACATCACGGTGACGCCCTTCGCGCTCGTCGGCGTGGGCACGCCGATGAGCGGCGGGAACCAAGGCGCGGCAACCATCTGGGATACGGGGATGCAAATCAAATTCGGCCACTGGATGGGCGGGCGGTTTGGGACCGGCATTACCTGGGGCGAATGGATGAACGCGGGGAAAGAAAGCGGGCACAGGTACCACTTCTTCCTGTCGTACCAGAAGGGATTTTGATCCGCGAATTACTCCAATTAACGCGAATAAAAATATGATGCGAGCCAAAATGCTGGTCAGCCGGGTGACCGACTTCGGAAACAACTGCCAAGAAGTCGTCATGGCCCCCGTCTGCGGCAACAAACCTTTCGGCCCCAACGGCGAGAGCGAGGACAACACATTCGCCCGATACAGTCCCTCCGGCGAATTGAAGCTGATGATCACCAACCCCGATCTTTCCGGGAAGATCAAGCCACAGATGACATTCTACGTGGACTTCACTGAACACATTGCCTGACAACCTTAATCGTGTCACACGATTCTAACATGAGCCCGAAAGGGCATTCGAAACCGAGCGCCGCGCTGGCCGGCTGCGAAGTCACTCACCGGACGTTGAAGCGCCGGGCGAGCCAAGCCCTCTCGCAAGCTGAAGTGGGCAGCCAGCAACCCCTTTCCCGTAGCGGCGGACTGGCGTCCGCCGCCATTCAATCGGAACTGCAAATGTTCGCGGCGGTGGAAGATTTTCTGCGGCGCGAGTACGAACGTCTGCACGCGCTGCCGCCCGCGTTCCGGCCCCAGGCGCAGATTGCCGAACTCAAGGTGCGGAGTCACCAGCTCATCCTGGACGTGACCCGCTGGATGGAACGGGAGGCGCAAGCGTGATGACCTCCCAACAATGCCATTGGTTCGGTGAACCGCAGCCCGGCGAGGTGCTGGTCGGCATTGTGCGCGGCAATGATTTGCTGTCCCGGCTGATCAAATTGTTCAGTCACGGCATCGGCACGCACGCGATGTTCATTCGCGGGGATGGCAACATTGTGGAGAATTTCTATCCGCGGGTCCGGGTGCGCGGGTGGAACGAAGGCGAGCGCCGCCAGACGGAAGAATATCGAATCGCGGGTTCAACGCCGGCTGATTGGCTGGCGCTGGAGCATTGGTTCGCGCGCGAGCTGCGCCGGCCGCCGACGTATTCCATCCGGGATTTATTTCGGTTCGCCGCGAATAAACCGCCGTTGCCAGGCCAACGCGGGTTTTGTTCGATGTTCGTGCTCGAAGGCATCCGGGAGTGTTTGCCGGCCGGCAAGCAACCGCTCGTCAGACTCGAATACCAGGACTATGCAAGCCCGGCGATGCTGCGCATGTCCCCGCTGCTCATTCGTCGGCGCAAGTCCGCATTTCGTTTGTCATGAAAAATCAAATCATCCGTTACCTACTGGCGATGAACGCCACGGCGTTCGACAGCGCCATTCACGCCCTGGTGCTCTTCTGCGGTGTGGCGGGCACGCATCAGGTGATGGATTCGGTGCCGGCTCTGAACGTGCAGCAGCTCGTCACCCTGTTCTTCATCGCCTTTGGCCGCGCGCTGCTGGCCTATTTGGACGCGCATCCCATTTCGGATTTCTATAAAAACACAGGGGGCGGCAGCCCCGCAACGCCTGGTACCGGCGCCGAGCCAACTGCCGCCCCCGCACATTCTCCGAACGACAAGCTGGCGCCGTTCCTACCCAGCAATCCACCCATCCAATCATCCACCAATCCACTCCCATGATGCTCGCCGACACATTACCGACCGCACCCGCCACGAGCGACATTGGCATGTTCGTCCTGTGTGCCGCCGTGTTCATCGGGATGATCCTCTCGCTGATTGCCATCGGCAGCTACTTCGCCACGCGCCGCGAAATGGACGATGTCAAGGAGCGCATGACCAACATCGAAGACTTGATGGAGAAACGCACAGAGAAACTCCACAAGCGCATCAACCGGCTGCTGGCCGGCCAGATGCTGATTGCCGGCAAGGTCGGCGTCGCCCTGGACAAACACCAAAGCCAGATGGATGACATCTTGCGCGAACTCGAATCCGAAGAGGACTGAGCTATGACTACCTCAACGCTAAACTCCATTTTACTCCGCGCTTTGCGCCGCCGCTCGCCGCAGTCGGAAGCGGAACTGATCGTGGTGGCCAAAGAGGTGTTCGGCCCGGAATGCCATTCCAGCACGGTCGCCGAACAGTTGCGCGACTTGGACGACTTGGGCTTGATCACGCGCGAAAGCGACCCGGATGGGATTTTGCCGCCAAGCTGCGCGCTCACGGTCAAAGGCCAGCACAAAGCCAAACTACTCGGCTAAATGCACCATGCCCAAAAAAATCGAATCCAAGCTGGACCGCTACGCCGAATCGTTGCAGGCGATGGAGCGCGAGAATCCGCCCAAGACGCTGGCGGAAATGCAATCCTGGCTGGCGCAGGAAGGCGTCACCGTGGTGCAATCCACCATCTCGCGCTTTTTGGAATCGTTGCGCTCTTCGCAGGCCCAGGAGCGGGTTTTGGAGATGGTGGTCAGCGGCTCGGCGCAGTGCGACGAAGTGGATCAAGCGTTTGCCAAGCATCCCGAGCCGCAACTGGAAACGCTGATCAAGCTGTTCAAGACGCTGATATTTCAATTGACGGTCAAGGGCGCGGCGGATCCGGAGATGTTGTCCCTGGCCAATACGCTGACCCAGACGGTCTGCGACTTTATTTCCGGCCAGACGAAAGCGGCGTTCAAGGAGCGCGAGCTGACGCTGGACGAACGGAAGTACGAGGAAACCAAGAAGGACGAATGGACCAAGGCGCTGGAATACTCCCTGGAGGAAGCGAAAGAATTTCCCGCCGTGATGGAGTTATTCCGCCAGGCATTTCTCGCGCTGAAGCAAGCCAGGAGCGGCGACAAGCTGGCGCCGCCCCGGGGTGGCGACGGTCCGTCGCCACTTCCCGCCCAAATAACGAACGGATGAAAAAGCGCGCACCATCGTTTGAGCAGACGGCGGATGTTGCCTTGGGCGACCAGCGCGGCGTCAAAGCGCCCTTGCGGAAATCGTTTGAGGAATTCCTTCTGTATGATGCGCGCGTGCCGTCCGGGCGCGGCCTGCATGGTCCCTATTCGTTTGAAGGACGCGAGGCATTGTTGTCCGTGGTCCGTGTCATTGACCGCATCGTGACAGAGAAGCTGGCGGACGCGGAACTTTCCCTGGCAGGCGGCGCTCAGTTTGGCAAAACGATTCTCGAACTGAACCTGGCCGCCTACATTACCAGCCAAAGTTTTCGCAACTTTGGCTTGTACTTGCCGGATGACGATCTCGTTGAGGGCATCGTGGATTCCAAGTTCCGCCCCGACGTGGTGGATCAGATTGATTGGTTTGCGGAAATGGTCCAGGTGGGCAAGGCGCTGAACAAGTCCGGCAAGGCCGTGAACCGCAAGGGCGCGTTCCTGGTGACGGACGGCCAGCGCAAGTCCGTGGGCATGATTCGCGGCCTGGGCAAAGTGCCGACTACCTTTTCGATGGATGCGGCGGCGATGGATGAAGTGGATGACATCCAGCCCAAGATGATGAAGTTCGTGCGCGGTCGTTTAACGGCGAGCGATTTGCGGTTCATCTTCAAGATCGGCACCCAACGCGTTCACGGACGCGGGATGAACAAGGCGTGGAAGGATGGTTCGCAAGGCGTGTTCACGTTCGCTTGCCCCGCGTGCGGACGCCTGCACTGTGCCGAGGAAGAGTTTCCGGGCATCGTGCGGTACCGGGAAAATGGAGACAGGATTAACAAGATGGACAGGATGGAAAACAATCCTGTAAATCCTGTTCATCCTGTCAATGCTCCCCGGCTTACCTGGGCCGGTGACTTCAAACGCGATGGCTCTGACGACGTGGCCGCCGTCCACGATCCCACCCATATATACTACCTTGGTTGCGTGGCGTGCGGTGCCGAGTTGGACCGCCACCGGCCAATTGAACAGCACCGGCAGCCGGCGCAGTTGAAGCAAAGAAAGTGGTCATTCCGAATCTCCCAACTCGCGATCGGCGCCATTGACCTGTCGCAAATCGTGGGCCGCTTCCAGGCGGCGATTGCCGACCCCGAGGAAATGATCGTGTTCCGTTGCGACGTGCTGGGCCTGCCCCAGAGCACGGCGCAGGCGATCACCCCGGCGGTTATGGACCGCGCGCGTTCGGTGGAAGTGTTCGACCTGGCTCCGCACGTGCATGAAGGCCGCGCCGCGTTCGGTGGATTGGACATGGGCGACCGCTGCTGGCTGCTGGCACGCGAGGCAGCGCCGGATGGACAGAAGCGTTTGCTGGCCGCGCATCGCATTGCGGCGGGCGACGTGGTGGCACAGGCGCAAGCGCACTTTCAACGCCTGGGCCTATCGGCGCTGTTCATAGACGAGCGGCCGCTGGTGAATGAGTCCCGCACGATTGCGCTCGCCCTTAATGGCCTGCAATCGCTAGCCAACTGGCCGCGCATCACGAATCCGAACGATGCCTATATTACCCTGCCCGGCGGTTTGACCTGGGACGGCAAGAATGCCCGCTGGCTGAACCTGAAATGCGCCGTTGTGCGGTTCACCAAGAATAAACTCGGGGCGGGCATCGAACAGACCATTGTGTTTTTCGAGGAAGGCGGCCAGACCAAGTTTGTGCCGTGCATCGCCTGCAACCGGTTCGAGACGATTGACCGCGCCGTGCGTGAATTCCTGACGCCGGCTGAAGGCGTGGTCGAAGTCGTCAAAGGCAAAGTGCGCGAGACGCCGGCCATGCTGATGCCGCGCATCACGCCAGGACATTCGCCTATCCTGGACACCGTCGAAGCCCACCTCATCACCGGCAGCGAACGGGAGAAGGAAGAGGACGGCACGCTGGGGGATTATGTGGATGGATGTGAGAACCATTTCATGCTGGCGGACGGTTACTCCGCGCTGGCGCAAATCGTGTGCGCCGGGAACATCACCGGCAAATTCGGTTACACCAAAATCGCGCTTCCAGGCCGGGCCGGAATCGGGCGTCAAAAAGGCGGTCTCGTATGACATCAAACCATTTCAATTTGCCGGGGGGGGCCACAGTGTATCGTCCCGGATGCCAAAGGGGCTTTAAAGGGCTTAAAGAAGGGCAAAGAAACGATTTTAACGGGGTAGTTAAGACTCGATTTAGGGAGGTGCAGCCATGAAACAGACTTCCTTGGTGCCCAAAGTCCAGAAACTGGTCTCCGCCTTCGGCAAACTAACCCGTGCCGAACAGCGCCAGTTCGTCAACGCCATGATCAGCGATCAGGGGCCGACGAATCCCAAGCTGGGCAATTCGTCCCGGCAATCGCGCGGCGCCGATCAGCCTGGCCTCCGTAGCGGCGGCGCGAAGGATGGACGGCCGGCGACCAGCCAATTCACCAATCCATCCCCGGACGAAGTGGATTATTTCCGGGCTCCGCGCAGCCAACCGGGCAAGTTCAAGGATGCTCCTGACGACAGCCTGACGCCGGCGCGCATCACCCTGTCGGTGCGGATGCGCACCAACATGATCAAGGGGCTGACCTTTGAACGCCTGGTCAGCTACCTGGATCAATGGCGCGTCGGATTCTTCCGCCAGGCCGGCATGGCTTGGGATGTGATGGAGCGCCGTGATTATCAGATCCAGATTGTCCGGCCCAAACGTCTCAAGAGCGTGGCGCGGCATGGCTATGACATTTTGATTCGGGATGATGTGGCGGAAGGCCAGGCGGCGCTGGCGCAACAGCAAAAGGATTTCCTGTCCAACTTTTACGGCAACGCCCGGGTGACCACGGCGTTGAACCCGGATGAAGAGGGCGGGTTCAGTTTGCTGGTCCGCCAAATGATGGACGCGGTGGGTAAATACTACGCGGTCCACGAAATAGTTTGGCAGCCGTTGCCGGATGGCACCTTGACCGCCAAGTTCATCTTCTGCCCGGTCTGGTGGTTCGAAGGCACGCGTGGCAAGCTGCGCTTCCTGCCCAGCGAATTCCAAATCTACGGCAACGACATGGTTCCCGGCGAATGGCTGGTCACTTGCGGCGACGGCATCATGGAAGCGTGCAGCGTGCTGTACCTGATGAAATCCTTGATGCTTAAATCTTGGATCTCGTTCCTGGACAAATTTGGGATGCCCGGCATTCACGGCAAAACGGACGCGGTCAAGGATTCGCCGGAATGGAATGATTTTGTCGCGGCGGTTCAGGACTTCGCCCAGGAATGGAGCGCGGTGACCAACCGGAGCGCGGAGCTTTCCCTGATCGAAGCCAAGGCCACCGGCGACGCGGGTTTTGAAAAGGCGCTGGAAGTTTTCGACCGGGCGATTACGCAGCTCTGGCGCGGTGGCGACTTGGGCACCAAGTCCGGCCAGCACAGCACCGGCGCGAGTCTGCAACAGGATGAAACGGAAATCCTGGAAACCGATGATGGCAAAAACATCGAAGAGACCCTAGATCAGAAGGTCACCAAGTTTGCGCTCGCGTGGAAGTTTGGCCCGGACACGCCCCAGCTCGCCTACATCAAACTGCGCTCCACGCCGCGCCGGAACATTCAGGATGATATTTCGGTGGATACTTTCCTGGCGGGCTTCAAAGACGAGGCGGGCAAGGGCTTGCTGGGCACGCAAGCAACCTTGGAACGCTACTCGCGCCCGCTGCCCAAACCCGATGAAGACGTGCTGACATCGGCAGCGCCGGCGGCTGATCCAAACGGCAAACCTGGTACCGCAGGACCGAACGGCCAGCCGCCGGTTCCGCCCGGCGCGACTGACAAGAATCCCGAGTTCGGCAACGTAGCGGCAGCTCGGCAGAGAGCCGCCGACTCTCTGGACGCCGGTAGCCAGGAACTGGTGATCGAAGCCATCCTATCCGAGTTCGGCGCCATCAATGAACGCCTGGCGGCGGTGGCCAAGATTGACGACGCCGACCTGCAAAAGCAAAAACTGGCGGCGATCCTGGCGGATCTCGACAAGCTGGAAAAGAATCTCCATCACGATCCCGCCGTGGCCCAGGCCATCTACAAAATCCTGTCGGCGAATCTGGCGAATGGATTGGCCGGGGAAAAGCCGGAGTTCGCCAACAGTGATCCCGGTCACACTGGCCGTCCTGGCCAGGTTGGCGGCAGCGCGCCGGGCGCGGGATCGCCGGTCCAAAAACTCAAAGACGTGATGAGCGGCAAGCTGGATGAAGCGGTTTACGCTCCCGTCACGGCAGACGTTGCGGCCAAGATCCGGGCCGCGACCGGCCAGAATGTTTCGGGCTACCACCATTTTGTTGAACACAGCCAATTGGTCCACATTGACAAACAACATGGCGTTGGTCATGAGGATCAGGAAGATCATCTGCCGATCTCCCGTGATGACATTGAGAAGATTCCGGAGATTGTTTCCCATCCCGATACAGTCGAGAAAGGTCAGAGCGCTCGTGGAATACCGGCCGTCAGATATTCCAAGCGTTACAACGGAACCACTTATTACGTGGAGGAAATTTGGGCCCGGGAAAAACTGCTTGCCGCAAAAACCATGTACAAGATGAAAACCAAATGAAGCGCGCCGTAGCTACGTGCTACTGCCCTAAGGCAGGCTTCGCGCAGACGTCCAAGACGCGCGGCGCAAAACAACTTACCATGAAATCCAAAACATACAACCCCCAATTTTGCAACACCGGCTTGCCGCGCCAAAGCGCAGCGACGGCGGGCGCCACCCTCTGCTTTGTCAACGAGCTCACCATTGACGCCGATGGCTGGGCCATGATCGCGCCCCTGGGCGACTTCCCCAGCGAAGCGCTCCTGCCCACGGACAGCGGCGGGTTGAAGCGCCAGAAAGCCATCCAGCGCATCACCAAGGAATCAGCCGAGGGCATGGTCGCGCAATTTCACAATTCACGCGCGGGCCTCAAGAAATTCATTCGCGGCTGCAATATCTATCTGGGCCATCCTGATATGCCCGGCCTGGAAAGCCGCTACCCGGACAAAACCTCCAAAGGCGTTTTCGCTGACATGGCCGTGCGTGAGAAGGGCATCTACGGTTTGCCCGTATTCACCAACGAAGGCATGGACCTGGTGGAAGGCCGCAAGCTGGTCAATGGCCAGAAGGTGCGCGGCTTCTCCGGACGGCTGGTGGATTCCGTTCCTGACGGCGAGTCCAACGGGTTGCCGGTCTATTGCCCCACCAAGATTGTCAGCGCCGGCCTGACGCCCTATCCGCACCTGCCCGTCGAATTTTTCAATGCGGATGACACTCTCGCCGAATCCAGTGTGGATTCGGCAAACGTAACAACCAAAAACAAACACAACGCCACGATGAAAAAGAAACTGATCGCGCTGCTTGCAGCGCTCTCACTCAAGCCTCAGTTCGCCAATGCCAACGAACCGACTGAAGGCGAAACGGAAACGGCGCTCGACTTGATCAATGAAAAAGTCGTGGCGTTCGCGAATGAAAAACAAACCCTGACGGATAAGGTCACTGGTTTGGAAACCGAAAAAACCAAGCTCGCCAACGACCTGACGGCCGCGCAAGCCGCCACGGCCGCCGCCCGCGCCGAGTTCGCCAACGAACGCACCGCGCGCATTGGGGACCTCGTGGGCGCCGCGCTCGCCACCGGCCGCATCACCGCCGCCGACAAGCCCGTCTGGGAAGGCCGGCTGAAAGTCGCGGCGCAGTTCGCCAACGAAAGCACCGCCCTGGCTGCGCTCAAGCCCGTGGTTAAAACCGCGTCGGTCACCGTCAATCGCGGCGGACGCGAGATGCAGGTGGACGTGTCGGATGCCCGCGTGCGCCGCCAGTTCGTCAACGAAGTCCAGACGGAAATCGCCGCCGAACTAAAGTTGGATCCCGCGAAGGATGCCCGGCGCATCGCCGCCATCGCCCAACAGCGGCACCCGGCCCTGTTCGCCAACATCCCCCACGTGGAAATCAAACTGCCCCGGTCCAAAAACTGAAACGCTGAAACACTGAAACATCGAAATCAAACCAATAACTGATAACGCAAATGAAAGAACAATTGATCCAAATCCTTGGGCTTGATCCCAAGGCCAGCGACGCTGATGTCATTAGCGCCGTCTCCGGCCTCAAGTCCAGGCTCTCGGAAGCGTCGGTCCTGGCCGCCGGCGAAAAAGAAATCCGCGCCCTGATCGCGGAATCGGGCAACGCGCTCAGCCGCGATGCCGCCGTGCAAGTGCTCGCCGACCGTAAAGCCCACGCCGCCGCCCAAAAGGCCAAGGCCAAGAAATAGAACCGCCAGGAAACATTCAACACTCAACATTCAACACTGAACAAAACAAAAAATGAACACACTGTTATTCGCACTGATCGCGATCATCGCGCTTGCGGCGTACCTCTTTGCCCGGTTCGTCACTCGCTTCCAACGGCAAATTGACCGCCCGCGCTTTCGCGTCGGCAACATCAACCGGAAATTCTTCCGGTCACAAGTGCGCAAGCTGCACCTGGCTCCGCTCCTGTTTGAGCGCTTCACCTGGTGGCTGGGCTTGAGTCGTCAGCCGCATGGCGGCGTCCAATTCTGCAACATCGGCGAAGGCGTCCACGAGAACGGACACAAGTCCTACATCCCGGATGCGGCCACCACCTCACGCTACCTGCTGTATAAGATCGGCAGCGACGGTGATCATTGCGCCGTCTGCGGCGCCGGGGACATTCCCCTGGGATCATCGGATGACTTGGCGGATGCCAGCGCGCTGGATATGCCGATCACCATCAAGTTGTTCGGCGCCACGGTCGGGACCACGCGCATCGTCACTGACGGCACGCTGGTTAACGGCAGCAAAGTAACCACGGGCGCCAACGGCCAGGGCACCCTGGCCGTCAGCACCAACGTCGTGATTGGCGTGGCCATCATCGGGACGGACACCTCTGCCAACGCCGGCGATGCCATCGAGATCATTCCCAACCTCCCGCTCAAAGCCCCGTTCTGAGCCGCCCTAAACCAAATGCTGAAAAGCTGAAACACTGAAACACTGAAATAAATTGACCATGAAAAATGCAACCAAATTGAAAAAGGGCGGGATTCCGAATTCCCGCGCACTGCGCTTCGGCAAGATTGTCTTGCCCGAATTCGCCAACGCGATTGACAAGGGCGAACCCATCCACGGCATTGACCGGGGCAGCGGGTATCGCCCCGGCCAATGTTTCTTCGCCAACGAAGAGAGCTATCATCCCGGCGCCTACGACCAGCGCTTGACCGAATGGCTGAACGGCCGCCAGGACATCGCGGCGCAATTCTGCAACGCGGGCGCCTTCCTGGAAACCTACTACAGCGAGCCGCTGACCAATTACACGGTCGGCTGGCGGGATCCGAACGATATTGAAGCCTCGCTGCAATTCGTCGCCCCGGCCGTACCGGTGGGCCGCCGCTTCGAGTGGAAGCAAGCCGCCAACGCCGAAGAGTTCCTGTCGGAAATCGTGGACGACGCCCGGGCGATCGGCGCGGACTTCAAGTCCGTTAAATACACCGGCGCGGACGTGACCGACAAAACCTACAATCGCGGCCTGACGCTGATTGTGGACCTGGACAACGTCCAGGAAACCGGCGCCGGGGCCGGCCTGGTCCCGAGCTGGCAGCAGAACGCCGTGGCCAAGCTCACGCGCCGCCTGTACCGCAATTCGTTCCGCCGCGCCATCGCCGCGCTGTCGGCCTCCGCCGTCACCGTCCCGCTCACCTGGAGCGTCCAGCCGGTGAATCCCGGCGTTGTGCCCGTCAATCCCGACATGGACGTGCAGGCCGACCTGGTCGCGCAGACGACCCTCACGGGCATCCGTAACAACCGCGTGCTCTATGGTGATTCCGCGTTCCTGTATCGCCAGCAAGCGTATGGCGCGCAAAACAACCCCGCCGGGTATCTCGGCTACGATCCCAAGTCCGGCGCCGCCGCCGCCATGGCCGCCGCGCTCCAAGTGGACCGCGTGATGATCAGCCGCGAACGCTACCAGTCGGGCGCGGCCGTCAAGTCCGAAATCCTGGGTGCAAACGTCTATACGTTCTTTGCCCAGGACAATGTGGACACTGAGGACCCCTCGAACATCAAGCGGTTCGTCTCCACGTTCGACGCCGAACAGGGCGGCGGATTGTTCCGCGTGTACGTCCAGCAGATCAGCGCCAAGCTCGTGGCCATCTCGGTGGAATTTTACGAGAAAATCGTCGTCACCTATGCCGGTGGCATCCGCAAGCTCGTCATCGCCAATCAATAAACCATGGGGCGGGGACAGCCTGTCCCCGCCCATTTAACCATCATTAACACCAAATTAAATTGACCATGAAAAAAACATTCAAAACGCTTAGCCGCGCCGCGCGCGCGGTTGTCATTGGCATCGGTGTCGCTGTCTGCGCCGCCGCCGCCGTTCCTTCCCTTCACGCCCAGGCCGCTACGCCGAAGGTCTATACGCTGACCGCATCGCCGGTCGGCACCAACACCGCGACGTTCGCGGCCACCAACGCGCTGACCATCCCGGCCAGCACCGTCTCAAACATCCTGTCCACGCCCTTCCCGATGTACCGGGACCGCGGCTTTGCCGGGAATTATGGTTATTACTCCACGAACCTGGCCACCGTCGCGCCGAGCTTCGTTTTTCAATTCGCCACGCCGGTCAAGTTGAGCGGCGCCTGGGTGACCAATTGGGACAATTCGCCCTTTGTCACCAACACCGGCGTCGCCTGCAACGGCACCAACGAGGTGTATTGCACCGTGATGAATGCCGGCACCACGATCCAAAACGTGGCGCTCGGGCGGCTGTACTCCATTATCACCGCCTCCGGCGCGCCCTGCATCTTTGATCCGACCAATACGTTCGTCGGCATCATTCCGTGATTCATCGGGGCGGCGACAGCTTGTCGCCGCCTCGCTTTTCGCGCATCGCGCTTACGCATTATGTCCAAATGGATCGCCATCACGATCGCTGACCTGTACAACAGTCAGGTCGCTCCGCTCATTGACGCCGCCAACAGTGTCGCCCTGGGCGCCAATCAAGCCGACCGCGTGACGGGCACCATTGCCGATGTCACCCTGGAGATCCGTCGCAAGGTCGCCAAGAGCAACTCGCTGGACATGGATGGCACCAAGATCCCCGGCGGCCTCAAGACGCTGGCGATTGACATCATTTACTGCCGGCTGAAAACCGCGCTGCAAATGGAGCTGAGCCAGGACGAACGCGACACGCTCAAACGCCGCGTGGATGATCTGGACCGCATCGCCGATGGCAAAGACATGGTGGATAGCCCGGATAATCCCGAGCCGAGCGGAGCCGTGATGCAATCCGCCAACCCGGTCGAATCCCACGCCCAGCCCCGCAAGGCCACCGCCCACAAGCTTGGCGGTCTCATCTGATGCTACTCGACGCTCCAGTTCCATTTTCCGAAGCCGTGAAATTTCTAGCGCAGAAAAAGCTCATGCCCACGTCGCTGGACAGCGCGGGCATTCGCGCGCTCGATGCCTCACTGCGGCGCCAATCCTTTTTTTCCGCGCAAACACTGCTCACCGATTTGCTCCAGAGCTATAAAGACAAAATCGCGAGCATCATCAATCCCGTCACGGTACAGCGCGCGGATCGCGTGACAGAACAGAATCCCGAGGGGAACGTCACCACCGGCATCAATCCGACGTACGCGCGCGCCGGCATCAAGCAGTTGCTGCGCGACATGGATTACCAGCCCGAGCCTGACGAGGCGGGCACGATCAAGGATTTGTCCAGCAACCAGCGCATTATCCTCGTGTTGCGCACCAACACGGAAATTGCGCGCGGGGCGGGCAGTTTCATCCAACAGAACAATGCGGATGTGCTGGACGGTTTTCCCGCGCTGGAGCTTTACCGGCTCAAGGGCCGCGTGAAGGTCCGGGACTGGGAAGAGCGCTGGCAGGCGGCTGCCGATGAATCTGGCGACACCGACGCGGACGCGGCGTTGGAAGACAGCGG